ACAGGGCAGAGCCGCGGACGAAAACAGCCTTTTGCTGGCCCCGCCAGGAACCCACGAGGAACCCACGAGGAACCCACGAGGAACCCACGAGGAACCCACGAGGATCGCCCCACCGTTTCGACGCCTCGCCGACTCCGTTGCACGGCGCACCGCGCACTCCCTACGCTTGATTGCATGAGGGGCAGACCTCCAACACCGAAGCACATCCTCGCGATCCGCGGCAGCAAGCACGCGAAGAATCGCGAGGAACTGGGCACGCCGCCCGAACAGGCCATGCAGCCGCCGGAGTGGCTGAAGCCGCGGGCCAAGGTGATTTTCGGCCGCGTCGTCGAGTGGTTGACGGCGATGGGCACGCTCGCCGAATCCGACGAGCATGTGATCACGCGGTACGCGACGACCTACGTTCTGTGGGAGTACGCCGCCCAGGTGCTCCAGTCGATCGACGCCGTCTATGTCGAGGTCACGGCCCCCGACGGGAGCCTGCGATTCTCGCGAGCCAACGGCATGGCGACCCAGTTTCGTGAGATGGGCGAGCAACTCCGGCATCTGGAGACCGTCCTCGGCCTGACGCCTGCTGACCGCACCCGCCTGGGGTACGGTGCCGTGAAGGTCATCGACGACCCGATGGACACGCTGCTCGCCAAACGTGGTTGATATCCGCGACTTCGTCGGACTGCTGCGTCACAGTCGAGGTGACTTCGCCGGCCAGCCGTTCACGCTGGAGCAGTGGCAGGCCGACTACTTCGACTGCCTGCTCAACACGCTGCGGCCCGACGGGCTGCGGCAGTACCGCCGATCGCTGCTCGCCCTTCCCCGCAAAAATGGGAAGACTCAGATGGCAGCGGCCCTCGGATTATTCATGACGTTCTGCGACGACATGGGGGCCGAGGTGATCGTCGCGGCCGGCGACCGCTCCCAGGCGTCCCTGCTGCACACCGCGGCCAAGCAGTTGCTGGAGTCGTGCCCTGCCCTGGCCCGTCGGGCCAAGGTCTACCGCAACAGCATCGTGGTGCCGGAACGAAACGCCTCGATGTTCTGCATCTCCTCGGAGGCCGGCACGAAGCACGGCTACAACCCGTCGTGTGTGCTCATCGACGAGTACCACGTTTTCCCCGACAGGGAACTGGTCGATGTGCTGGAAACCGGCATGGGTTCCAGAAGCCAGCCGCTGACGGTCTACATCACGACGGCCGGCACGAACCTGAACGGCCCCTGCTACAAGGACTGGCAATACGCGGAGAAGGTCCGCGACGGCGTGCTCAAGGATGAGGCATTCCTGCCCTGCATCTTTGCAGCCGCACCGGCCGCCGACCCGTTCATCGAAGAAACGTGGAAGGCTGCAAATCCGAACTACGGCATCACGCTGAAGCCCGACTATTTCGTGCAGATGGCAGAGCGGGCGAAGCAGTCAGGCACCGAGGAGGTCGTTTTCAGGACGCTGCACCTGAACCAGTTCGTCGCCTCGTCGGATCGCTGGCTTCGCCACGGTGCATTCGACTCGTGCTCGGCTCCGCTGCGGCCGACCGAGGGCAGGCCGTGCTGGTGCGGCCTCGATCTCGCCAGCACCTTCGACACGACGGCGTTCGTGGCCGTCTGGCCCGACGAAGACGGCACCTATGACGTCTTCGCACACTTCTTCATCCCCGCCGAGAATGCACAGAAGCGTCAGCAGCAGGACCGCGTGCCGTATGTCTCCGAATGGTCGAAGAAAACATCGGAAGGTGGGCCTTTCGTACAATTAACGGATGGCGACATCACCGATTTCGATGTCGTTCGGGACTACGTCATCTCGTTTTGCGAGAAGAACGTGGTCAAGGGTATAGCCATCGATCGCTGGAATGCGGTTCATTTGACGACGCAACTCGTGTCGGAAGGGATCGAAGTCAAGCCTTTCGGGCAGGGTTTTGCGAGTTTAAGTAGCCCTAGCAAACTCCTTGAGGCGCTCCTGATCAACGGCCGGATACGCCACGGTGGGAACCCGGTTCTGCGGTGGCAGGCGTCCAATGTTCAGGTGAAAACCGACGACGCGGGGAACATCAAGCCGTCCAAGAAGAACTCCACTGCCACTGGGCGCATCGACGGAATCGTCGCACTCATCATGGCCCTCGGCATCGCATCGGCCGAGACACACGGTCCAGAAGCAGAGCCGAACATCCTCCTGATCTAGAGCCATGACAGAAGAAACGCAGGCCATCGAAGACATCGTCGAAATGCGAAGCGGCATCTCCCGCGTGTTTGAGGAGATGACGGAATCGCGGAAGACGGTGGCCGGCATCCATGTCAGTCCCGAGGCCAGCCTGTCGTGCTCGGCCGTGCTCGCCTGCGTCCGCGTGATCAGCGAATCGCTCGCGGCCCTCCCGATCGGCGTCTACGAGCGGCTGCCTGACGGCGGGAAGCGGCTGGCCGACAGCCACCCGCTCCACGAGATTCTGGCCTATCAGCCGAACGACTGGATGACGTCCTACGAGTGGCGGGAACTCATGCAGTCGTGGCTGCTGCTCTGGGGCAATGCCTATAGCCTCATCAAGCCCAGCGGCACCCGCGGCAGCGTCGGTGAACTCATCCCGCTGCACCCCAGCCGGATGACGATCGAGCGGATCAAGAACGGCCGGCTGCGGTATCTCTACATGGAGCCGGGGCAGGCCACGCCGACGACCTACCGGCAGGATCAGATTTTTCATCTTCGCTGGCTCTCAAGCGACGGCGTCACAGGGTACGTCCCCACGACGCTCTCCCGTGACGCCATCGCCCTGGCACGGGCCACCGAACTGCACTCCGGCGCATTCTTTGGCAACGGCGCGCGGGCCGGTACGGTCATCGAGACCGATCAGCCCATGAAGCCCGAGACGCTCCAGCGGCTCCGCGAGCAGTGGAACGACCTCCACGGTGGCAGTGCCAATGCGTACCGCACGGCGGTCATGCCGCATGGTGCCCATGTCAAGGAACTGACGGTCAACAACGACACGAATCGCCTCATAGAGACACGCCGCTATCAGTGCGAGGAAGTGGCACGGGGCTACCGCGTGCCCAGTTACATGATCGGCGACCTGACCAAGTCGTCGTATTCCTCGGTCGAGCAGCAGGCGATCGATTTCGTCACATTCACGTTGATTCCGCACCTGCGGCGATTTGAATCGGCGTGTCGTCGAGACCTCGTGACAGACGATCGCCGGTATTTCGTACAGTTCGACGTCTCGGACCTGATGGTCGGCGACTTCCAGGCCCGTGCCGCCTTCCTGCGGGAGATGTTCAACCTCGCCGTCTTCGATGTTGACGAACTCCGGCAGCAGTTGGGGTTCAACCCGCTGCCTGACGGCCAGGGCAAGAAGCGGTTCATTCAGGTGAATATGCAACTGCTCGACAACTTCACCGTGATGAACCCGACCGGCCAGGGCCAGCCCGAGACGGTCCCATCCTCGACGCAGCAGGCCGCCCCTCCGGCCGACCAGACGGCCCCGGAAGCCGTGCAGCCCGAGGCGATGCCGGCCGAGGCCCAGCGTGCCGCCGCGGAACTCCTCTTCACGCACACCCTGCGGAAACTGGCGGCCATCGAGGCCGACGGGATTCTGGAGCGGCGGAACAAGCCGGCCAAGTTGGCGGCGTGGTTTGAGGCCCACGAGCAGCGGATGCGGACGGAACTGCTCGATGCCGCGAAGACTACTGGGCGAGACATTGACGAGTTCACGACGACCTGGGTGAACCGTTCCCGCGATCTGCTGCTGGACTGCCACCGGAGTGGCAAGCCCTACGAGGAGGTGACTGCGACATGGACGGACAGAGCGAACTTGAACGGCGAATGATCGGCGAGGCTCCCGGCCTCAACGTCATGGAAGACCAGAATGGCCGCACGGTCATCCGGGGCTACGCCGCCGTCTACGACTCGGAGTCGCAGGATTTGGGTGGCTTCGTCGAGGTCATCGAGCGCGGTGCGTTCGACGAGGTCATGCGGACAAACCCCGACGTTTTCGGCCGGTACAACCACGACCGCCTCCTGGCCCGCACCTCCAGCGGCACGATGAAACTGGAACTGGACGACCGTGGCCTGCGGTACACGATCTACCCGAAGCCGCAGGACGCCGACGTCGTCGAGAGCATCTCTCGCGGCGACGTGCGCGGATCAAGTTTCGCGTTCCGGGTTTCAGGCCCGAATGAGCGATGGGAGAAGAACGGCAAGGGGCAGACGCTCCGCAGAATCCTGCGGTTCAACTCCCTGCACGACGCCGGCCCCGTCGATACGCCGGCCTACCTCGCCACCGAGACCTACGTCGCCAAGCGTGCCCTGGAGCACGCCAGAGCCGATACCACCCAGACGGAGCCCACCAGTGAGCAGCGAGCGGATAGCCCTGTGGTCGAAACTCCTGTCGAGCC